ATCCGAGACAACACCCAAATCACGTGTCAATCGAGAAAGTCGAATGTCACACAAGATTTTTGACTGGTTTCGGTTATTGTCCTGAAAGGGGCCTCGTGTTGTACCGGCATAACACTGCGGAATTGTGACTAACAAGTCAGTGTTGTCTCGATGGCGAGAGTAGACAAGAAACCCATCTACACTGGTGAAGCTACCTCACTCCTTGGCGCATGGTGTGGCATGCTCCACGACCTGGAGTTGTCTTCGAGGTTCATCACAGGCACGACCGTTGACATAGCCAGAGCCCGAACCTCGTATCTGTACTACGAGAATGCGGATGCTGCGGACTTAGACCCGTCTACTGATCCAGCATCGCTTATGATCCTGGATAGGACTGCAGAGCGGGACCGGGGCCCTAGGCAGCTTCTTGGCAGACAATGGCTCAAGGAGATCAGCGCAGGCCGTGATTGCATCCTGGAGGGGAACAGAGCCGCTGTACACATTGCGTACCTGTACATGGCACGGACCACAGCGGTAGGCAACCTCAGGAACCATCACTGGGCCACGAAGGTTGCAGCTAGTGCACTCACAGTCTCGTCCCAGGACGCAGCATTGCCTGCAGATGCAGCAGAAACCGTGGGCAAAGCTCACTTCGAGGGCATGCAGAGCCGCGCGGTGAGTGCTCAGACCGCTGCATGGAACTTCAGGGATGGCATGCTCAGACCTGCACCTAGGAGCGTGTTCAGGAATGCAAGCAGCATTATGTTCGACCACAAGTACTTTGAGACGTACCGAAGGTTGCTTGCAGAGAGGCCAAAGGACAGGTTCGTATGGGAGAACCATTTCCTGGACAGGTGGGCAAAGAGGGTCTGGTATGCGAATGGTGTCCTTGTGGTGGATACAGGCAAGGCTCTGTGCCTGCTTTCTGCTGAGGCCAGGAGGACGGCTGTGAGGACTGTCCAGAGTGCGTGCAACGCAATCGTCTGGAGCTCACTCTCGAGGCTGCTCAACGAGACTGGTCGGACTTACAGAATGGACCCGAGTCTGTGCTATGCTAGCTGTGTTGAGATCCTTAAGGGCGCAGACCAGAAGGTACTTCAGGGTAAGAGTCATACCCATGTCGCAAAGTCGCTTGCAAGGAGGTATTACGGTGAGGTGCAGGCTGCGTCTGAGGGCGACGACTTCTGGGATGACCATGGTAAGCGCCGTGCCGAGCTCCTTTTTGAGGACAGCTTCCAGCTTTGGGATGGCATTCGGATGCTGCTTCAGAGCTGGGACCACCTTGGGGTCGAAGACAAGATGGAGGCCCTGAAACTGGGAAACATCCTGCCTAGCGATGATGCAGACCCCCGGGAGATGGTCAAGCGCCTAGATGAGGGCAAGCGCAGGAAGCGGGTTGCAAAGAAGGAGCGGTGGGATGACTTCCTCAACTTCTGCGCTGCATACGACCTCACGATTGAGGCTTCGCATGCAAAGAAGATGCCTAGCTTTGGTGGGGACACTCCTCCGGAGAAGTGGGTGCTCCAGGTTACGTCTGGCAGGTTTGTGCTACCTGAGAGGCATCTTTGGGGTAAGACCTGGATCCAGGACCATTACCAGGTGTCTCACAATGGTGCGAGGCAGTGGATGGACCCGCAAGACGTTACGCACATCAGCCGGGCCCCGGACAACAGCCTGAATGTGAGCAACGAGATGGTTGAGGCTTGGAAGAATGGGCCGAACATAGATGGCATCAGGGCTTACGAGGAGGCCAGGGACTCTGCACTGCTCACGGGCTCTGACCTGTATTGGGCTGCGAAGATGGAGAACACCAAGGACAGGGACAAGCAGCGGCTCACAGCAAGTGCTGATGCTGCAACCAGAGCCGTGCTTTCTGGCTTTGAGACAATGGAGAGGAGCATCAGCTACACGGCTCCAGGCTTTGCCCAAGGCGTAGACGCATTCACGCTCAACGGCCGCATCCAACAGATGGTCAAGCATGCAGAGGAGGACTCAGCTGGTTTCGTGAGTTCGCACGACATCGAGGGCTGGAGCGAATTTGAAGACAGGGACGCCAAGATGAGATACGTGATGTATGAGGCCAGCAAATTCAAGGATGCTAATGCTGTGGCCGCTTGCCGTGTCTGGGAGAAGATGCACAGTTGGGTCGACAAGGCAGGTGTTAAATGGGACGGAAAGTTTACCACAGGCGGTGTTCAGGGCTTCCTCGGTGCATGTGATACTATGCTGCACGCAAAGATCGTCGCATACATACACCAGATTGCAACCGAGCGCAACATCGCACACCGAAAGGCAAACCTGATGTGTTGCATCGACGATGTCGTGTACGACATTGCGCTCACAGGCCGGAACAGGGCTGAGTACGTGGAGCCACTTAAGCGTCTGATCCGGGAGGTGTATACGGAACTGTCTTATCCTCTGGATGAGAAGAAGACCATAGAAGGCAGGAGAAAGTTCATCTTCCTTGCAGATGCATACATTGGTCCAGCCAAGATCCCGGCTCCTCTCCGCGTTGCAATCAAGGCCAATGTCGATGAAAGCTGTGCAATCAGGACTGTGCACACGGATACTTACAGCTGGGTAAGCACGGCTCAGGCCACTGCCTTGGCTGGAGGTTCGCCCTTCACCTCGTACATCTTCGGCATCTACCTTGCTGCGATGCACCTGGCACACCAAGAGAGGCTGTTCCCGAACGTTGACCCAGCCACTGCTGCAGTCTGGATGATGGCTCCGCAGGCAGAGGGCGGCCTTGGTCTTCCTTGCTTCCGAACATTCCTCTGTGGTGCTGATACGGATGTGAGCTTCGCTTGGAGGGATATGCTGGAGGGACTTGAGAGAACGAAGCATCCCGCATACAGTGGTGCAATGCATGCCTACAATGCGATCCTGCATGCGCCCGTTGCCCCGAGGTCTCCGCTGGAGGTGCTCTGTAATCCTCTCTCTGTCAAGCGCATGTATCCAGCCAGTGGCGAGCAGAAGAGAATGGCCATGTGCAGTAACGCTGTCTGGGGCGCGAAACATCATCCTATATGGGACCAGCTGCGTGATGCGGGTATCGAGTGGGGCAATGCTTGGGCTGAGGCTGTGGCTGATAGCTCGTGTTCGGTCGATAGTGTTACCTGTGCCGATATCGCGAACGCATTCCCGAACAAGGTCGTAGACAGCATCATCGAGAAGTTTGCGACCACGAAGGCACTCCCTAAGTTGATCGGCAGGAGGGCCACATACAAGATCGCAAGGGCTGTCTCAAGAGCAGATACTGCCTACCTCCACTTTTGGGTCCTTGCCTTGCAGCAAAGTGGGAGGAATGAAAGTGTTCATGCCTACAGTGACACCTATATTGCGCGCATGGGCTCAAACTGCGCTGTAAGGATGTACAACAACATCATCCCGACTGCAAGAAGTGCTATGGCTGTGTCTGGCACTGTGATTGAAGGTCAGGCCACAGCGAAGTTCGAGGCTGGCAGGACTGGTCTACCTCCAGGTATGACTCGACAGGACTGCAGGGCTTGTCACACGGGCCCGGAAGTGGGTATGAAGAGTAGCTCAATCGACTGGGAAGAAATGGCTGGGATACTGAGGTCAGACCCGATCTCTGGTCCTGTTGTGCAAGCGGCTGCTGTTCTTAGGCTGTTGAAGATGATGGGCGCGGACGTGTCAACGACTGCTACGATGCTTGGGAGATCGTGGGGAATCGATAGAGACATCTCAGACTTGAACGTGGTCAAAGGCTCGGGCAATGTCAAGAGGATAGCTGCAGTCACGAGCGCGAGGAAGATGGTGGCAATGGCACATCGAAACGTCTTGGGCGCTTCGTCGGTCGGGACCAATAGAATCTGGGAGTTTGTGAACGAGATGGTGGCACATTCCATCGTCGATCCCCAGGAAGTAGGCTTCCAGATACGTATGCTGGTAACCACGGTCGGGATGTTTACCGGGACACAGTATGCAAGGGACATCAGGTGGATGATCACACCCGCCAGCACTATCGACTGGGCGTACGAGGTTCCTTTCGACGCTTACTTCATCCCACTGGAATATGCCCCGGAATTGGACAAGGTCCAGCTTCCGCCTGAGGTCACCCCTGACATTGCAAACCTAGAGGCGATCTCGAAGCAGATCAATGACCCGGATTATGAGGTGTACACAGACATCCCTGATTCCGTTGATGTCACACGAGTTGCTGCAGTGATCTACGAGGAGATCGCACGTGGACCTGCCATTGGACCTAAGACCCGAAGCCTGAAAGTGAAGAAGAGTCCACTTGGGATCTCGCAGCATAGCCATAACCTTGCGGCAACTGCGGTCATCAGCGCGAGAGTTGTCGAGGAATGTAACTCTAGGTCGATCGATGTAGGGGCCTTGCTCGCAGCTCAGTATGGAGATGAGGACTCAGTCCCAGTTGACGTCCCGTTCATTTCCTCAGCGCCTTTCTGGGACAAAGTGCTGGATGATCTCAGAAAGCTTGAGATCGAACCTGATACTGCCCTGAGTGCTGCCATAAACAAGATGACAGGTACGAACCGGAACTGGGGTACAGATGCACATGTAATCGCAAGTGCAATGGGACAAGCGGGCAATCTCGATAGCAGAGTCCGGATCTGTACTAGGTCCTATGACGGTCTTGTTGGCACTACTTGGTCTGCGTTCCGGAATCCTCCCAGGTACATTAAGCTGTCCAATGACCCAGATACAGCCAACAGGAAGGAACGGAGGCGCATTGCGCAAGCGAGGACGAACTACCTCCTGAGTGAGTACCAGAAAAGGCTCAAGAAGCTGACCAACGCTGAGAGGCAGGCGTTCATGCAGGGCCGGATAGCAGTCCGTACTATGGTCGAATACGAGGGCGACGTGCAGGTCCTGTGCAACCGTAGCAAGGCTGAGGCGCATCTGTCACTGTGCAGTGGTTCAGCCCAGAGCTTGGATCCAGACAGCTGGTCGAACGAGCTCCAGGACGCGATCCGGGTTGTGGAGAGAGCCAACAAGCGGATCCGCAAGCCGGGCTGGGATGCAGAGTCGTTCAACGCTGGGATGCAGCATGAAGCCAGGTTTATAGACCCTGATTGTGCCGATCTCCGCAACCGAGACTACTACATGGAGCCAGCTGCGATCAAGGATCCGCACACGAAGTTTGTCCTGAAAGCAGAACCACCTCCGGTCGCAACTCCAGAGGGCGTTGAGGCTGATGTCTGGGGTGCGATCATGGCCCAGGTTATGGCAGCGGAAGAGGCTCGGGAGGCAGGTCCTAGTGGAACACAGGATGATCTTACGGCCGAAGAGCAACGCACGAAGAACATCTACGACATGATGTGGGAAAGCGATGAAGGCAGCGATAACGACCAGGGTGGGATCATTGCTTGAGGTAGGCTCAAAACTGAAAACGCGGGCCAGGTCCACATGAGCGGCTTAGGTCGCAACTCTCAGCGTAGTCGCAGGTCAGCTGCGCGCGTGCACCTGAAACGAAGGGTGTGTTTTGTGGCCGCTAAAGACGTGGTACGGATCCTGGCTAATGCACAGAAAAAGAACCGAAACAAGATAACAGATAAAAACAAAATAAAGAATAGGAACCACCACATACTTAGAGATAAGGAGGATTCTAAGGTTGGTTTT